AACTGCCGTTTTTATGATGTTATAAGAATATAATTATAATTATATTCTTATAACATCATAAAAACGGCAGTTATAAGAGAATAACTATCTTTTTTTCCTCGCCCACCATTTTTACCCATAATTTATTTAGGAATATATTTATATATTTTAATTAAAGAACATTTAAATATAATAATATACACAATATATATAATGAACAAAGAGAAGCAAAATCTCGTAGCAAATTTGGGCGCATCTACTGCAAAATCTTACGCTGGGTCGTATGAACGATTGAGAAAGATATTGGAAATGAAAGACAAGCGGAAACCAATAAAAAAAATGTCTCTTGATATTGTTTTAGCAGCAATTGAAAAGGTTGAGAATCCTTCCACAGCATACAGCGTATTTGTAATCGCCAAGAAAATATATGACTATACAAGTAACAAAGAAGCGTTTGATAAGTTAGACCAAGAGATTAAAAAGAGAAAGAGAGAAATACAGGTTCATAAAAATAAAAACTTAACTCAATCTCTCCCGACTTATAAAGAGATTGCGGCGGCAATCAAGAAAGAACAAAATCCTCTCAAATATATTACTAGTTTCATTATGTTTAAAATTAATACACGCAATGCTGATATTGCTCTCGCTGACCTACACGCAAAACCAAAAGAGAATTATAACAAGGAGAGAAACCATTTAATTCTTGACGGCAATAAAGTCGTATTTATTCGTAATGTGTATAAGACGGTGAAGAAGTATGGGCAAAAGAAAAACATTATTGCTGTTAAAAAGTTTGCTGATGCTGTGCGAGAAATACTAGGTGATGCTGATACAAAACCATTATTTGCGAGGAGGAATGGACAGCATATTACGGCATCATCTATTGCTTCATATTTAAAAAAATATATTGTTTTGGGATTAAATGAGAATTCTATAATCAAAGTAGTTCTCAAACATGCTGACGAAGAAGGTTCGTATGATATGCTGCGAAAAATATCAGCAAACCGTGGAACGAGTGTTAACGTGTTATTGAATGAATATGATGTTTCAAATATAAAAAATCCAAGTGAAGTTATTTCACAGACACAAGATGTTACACAGAATGTGGAGGTTGAGTAAATCTCCTATGACAACACAGATGGTAAGAGTTAAATATTATCTTATATTCCATCGGCACTTCTATACAGTCAAATAATGCTTTGGGGGTTTTGTATTTCTTTTTCTTAAATACTAAATCGTTATAATTTAGAATGGGAATACGCTTTAATATTTCTTGCTTTGTCGGGAACAATCCGCAATATCCAATTCTACTTCGCTCGTAATCAGAATACATCACTATCAGAAATAGTTTATTTGTCATATATACTAATAAACTATTTTTTAATTATACAAACATCATAGATGGTTTTTGTTGATGGGTTGGTGCTTGTGTTGGTGACGGGGTTGGTGTTGGTGACGGGGTTGGTGTTGGTGCTGTTGCTTTCTTTACATATTTTCTCTTGGGTTTTACTTCTGCTTTCTGTAATTCAAGTAGCGCCTTGTATTCTTTCATCGTCATCGGTTTGTCATCTGGGTCTTCTTGTGGAGTTTCTTTAATTACATCGCCTCCGTAGAGCGTCGTATCAAGTGTAACTTCCTTTTTTGCAGGAGCGGACTTACCCGCCTTTCGTGCTGCCGCAGCATCTCGCAATCGCTGGTCGTTCGCCAATTGTTTAGCAGTCCTTTCTCGTTTTGGTTTTTCCTTAACTAATTTGGGAGGGGGTGGAATTATATCAAACTCTTCTTCGCTGCTAGAAGAATCTTCAATTACTTCTATATGTTCCCGTTCGCTCAACTTCTCAATTGGTTTTCTCACAATTTTTTTTGTAGGCATTTATATATATATGGAGAATATAAAAAAATTAGAAGATGAGGCGGATTTCGAATTGCTAAATAATAACATTGATAAAATTATTAACGAAACTGTTTATGAAGATGGACGAGATTGGACGGAAGAGGAGATAAATCTATTTGTAAATCAGTTTAGCGAGTTTCAACAGAAAGGAACTGCAGACGATCTTGATATTGATATGAACATGTTAGATCCAAATTTTATCTCACTACAGGATTACAAAGAAAAATTTAACGGATTTGATGATGAAACTCTTAAATATATGGTGGCGTGTGAAAACAAAAAGTTGGAAGATATGCGGATTCCGCCATTAATTATACGGAATGAAAAAGTAACTTTGACGGAGAGTTTATCTAATGTTATATTAAATGGCGAGGAATGTTGTCAATCAAAAACAGAATGTAACTCAGATTGTGAAGGTAATATTGGGGGACTTAAAGAAACCGAAAAAGAAGAGGAAGAGGAAGAGGAAGTCTAAATCTAAAATGCGGTCGCCGTTAGATTTTGCACGTAATCCACAACCATATCAAATACCATTATATTTCCCTCCGTTCCCATCTGTTATAAATCAACAACCTAAACAAAGTGGGGCGCAACAAGCGCTTGAAAGTCATTTAAGAAATTATCAAAATATTAATGCTGCTGAACTAAAAAGATTGCGTGGTGATTTAACAGCATACCGACAAGAATCACAGACTATATTTCGGCAAAAAGTTGCATACCCAAGAGCAACCGTAAATCTTGGTGACACTAATTCAGTTGTGTCTGAACCCGAGGGCGTTCCTTCGTCTTCTCTAGAAGATATGTATTCATCTTCAAGCGAGAGTGAAGGGGCTTTAATGAAACGAGCGGGAATTGGCGCTGGGCGCTTAACCGAACCCGAGATGACGACTGATACACAATTTTCTCCGACAGATGTTAGTGATATTGAAGGACTTACTTCTGGAACATCTGTTGGAAAAAGAGTATCATTTGGTGATATAGATTTAACAGAACCTGAAAGTGATTTTGCTCCGCGTGCTACACAGAGTGAACGAAAGGCGAGGCGAAGCCGAACGTATGTTGATAACGCTTCTAATCGTAAATTGGGTCGCGTGGGCAAGAGTTATTAAAGTTGAATTATTATTCTCTTATTATATTATAAATGAAAATCACAGAGATTGAGAATGAAGATTTACATGTCAAGAAAATTCAAATGGACTGCGACAAATGTATTAAAGATAGTAAAGGACGCAGTATCGCACAACCTTTAATGAATACTTCCCATTTCTACATCATTAATGGAGCGAGTGGTATGGGGAAAAGTAATTTAATTGTTTCTCTTTTAAAATCACAAAAAATCACCAAAGATAAAAAAGCAAAACTATCGTATCGCAAAATGTTTGACAAGGTGATTTTTGTGTCACCATCAGCTGCAACAATTAAGGAAAGTCCGCTGGAAAAAATAGCAGACGACCAAAAGTTTGAGGAATTAAACCACGAGGTATTTGATTTGTTGGAAGATATAGGCGATGATGCGGTGGAAGAAAATAAACATAATCTGTTGATTTTAGATGATGTCTCGTCTCAGTTACGGACAAAAGAAAACGAGAAATTATTGAATCAAACGATCAAGAATCGTCGCCATAAAAATCTATCTATATGGGTTGTCGGTCATAAGATCACAGACCTTAGTCCGTCGTTGCGGTCAAACGCAAATATGATTTTCCTTTTTAAACCCAAGACGAACAAAGAGGTGACTGCAATACAAGAGGAATACATGCTTCTCCCAAAAAAACAAGCAGAAGATATATTTAATGCTGCTTATAAATCTCGGCACGACTTTCTTTTAATAGATACCTCGTTGAGGACGAGTGCCGACTTTCGCTTCTTCCGTAATTTTAACCAGTTGGTATTTGAAGAAGAAGACAAAAATGAAAACAAAGATAAATAAATTTATAGGCTTATATTATAAATGGCGAATTTTCTTAAAAATGTTTCGAATGCGGTAAAGCGGGTGGATAAAACAGGTCATATGGCAAAACGTGCGGGACGCCAGGTCAAGAAGAGCAGACGGGCGGCGAAACGGGGGGATACGATGGGAGCGGCAAAGTATGCTGCCCGTGCTTACACAAGCGGGAGAAAGGTTGAACGCCAAGGAATGCGGGCGAAACATGCTGTTACCAGAGGTGGTAAGCAACTTGCTCGTGCGGGCGTTGCTGCTTCTCGCCGTAACCCGGCTGGAATTGTTCACGCTTTTGTAGAATAAATTTTATCAACTTATATATATAAATGTTTGGGAATATTGAATCACAATTAATCAATAATATTATTATGATGTCACGACCATCTTATCCGTATTTAAAGGAAATCAAGTTTTTATCGTTATGGTACGAGGGCGAAACCTGTTTTCATCAAGAGAATAAAATAAGATGGATTTTTGACGCTATAAAATTGAGAAATGAAGCGCAGGATATAGCAGGAAATTTTCCTTTTAAAAAAATTTGATTTAAATAAAATATTATAATATATATATACTATAATAAATGGAAGAGGTCAAAAAAAATTATACTTCATACACACCAGCGCAAGCGAGAGCAAATAAAAAGTGGAGGGACAAAAATAAAGAATGGCATAGAAATTATCAATTAGGTTATTCCAAGAATTATTACGAACAAAATAAGGAAACAATTAGGGTGAAAAATCTAGAAAGATATTACAGAAACAAGGCGATGAAATTGCAAGCGAAAGAGGAAAACACAGAATTACCAAAATAGTAAAATATGTATTTATTTAGGAATATACATTTTATAAAAACAATTTAAACATTTTTTTTCTAGTGTTTATATATACATTACAAAAATGGAAACAAAAGATATTTTGAATAAAGATTACGATTTTGCAACTTATATTGTAGAGTTCAAATGTTTACACACCAAAAAAGATGTAGCAATTGATAAATTATTAACATACTTTAAAAACATGCCTCGTTTATCAAATAGTTTTTTATATATGTTTTCGTGTAAAGAAAAGGGCAATTTGTTTGCTTGTTTTGAGAGTATTGACGGTATAAATAATTACAGACAATTTGAGAAGATGATTATTAATGTGTTAAATAGTAAAGTTCGATTGCACGTTAATGATTATGAACTGACTGTATCAGACCCATATATATTTGACGATTTTCATCAGTGGCTTTATCAATGTATTCATAATAATGATACTGGTGATTTTACTCCATTTGTTGACAGATTTCAAGAAGAAGATGAAATGAATATTGAAGAAATTATATGCAATAAAGGATATATTGAAAGGTTTGAATACAGTGATGAATATTTTGATATAGAAGATGTTTTTGTTGAGAAATACAGACTTTTAGAAATTAAAAAAAAGACAAAAGAAAACAAAACACAAATATGTAAGGAATTGTTTTTATGGAAAATAAATAAACAATTTAGATTTACAAATAACAATGATTATTTATCAAAAAAGGTTGTTTGTGATTTATTGGATTTAGATTATAAAAGTAAGAAAGATATAAGAGATTTGAATAATATACTTACTGATTATGGGGTTAGTTATGATAAATTAAAAATGATAAAAGGAGATAGAGGAGTATTTTTATGTATTTCTTTAAAATAGATAATTACACTTTACACTTTTGATTTCATACTTCATACTCTATCCTTCATTCATAATTTGAACTTTTACTTTTTTATTTTATGATTTATTGAAACAAGGATAAATAATGATTGGTTGTATTCTTTACAAAATATTACAAATAATTACATTTGTAATATTTTTCTACTTTTTCTAATACTTTTAAATAATATATTAGATATTACACTTTACACTTTTGATTTCATACTTCATACTCCATCCTTTATCTATATTTGAACTTTTAAAAAAAATAAAACTTCAATTATTGAAACAAGGATAAATTAACAATGGTTTTATTCATTGTCATTTTCTAATGTATATGTATGTATTTCATTCGGATTGCAATGATTACTCCCCCAAGGATCGTACGGATTATCCGAACTTGGTATTTCTTCATATTTTTTGTCTTTTATTTCATAATATGATTCGTCAAATATTTCTATAAATCCATCTTCACTCTTTATAATCTTGTATGGTGTGGGTTCTCGTTTGGTGTGGAGGCAACAATACGGGCAGTAGCATGCTAATTTCGCATTACATACATAATTCTCATTATATTCAATCGCCAATTTTGTCCCAGTACATTTGGTATAGTTCATTATTTTTATGGATATATATATATAATGAAATTAATTAACGGTGATTGTTTAGAAGAAATGAATGATATGAGCGACAACAGCATAGACTTTTTATTTGCGGATTTACCTTACGGACAGACATCTTGTAAGTGGGATTGTTTGATAGATTTGTCTTTATTTTGGAAACAAGTTAACAGAGTTTGCAAGCAAGAAGCAGTTATGGCGTTCACTTGTAGCGTCAAATTTGGTAATAGTCTTATAAATTCTAATCCAAAATGTTTTAGGTATGACCTTATATGGGTTAAATCGTCAGCATGTGGTTTCTTAAATGCGAAAAAGATGCCTATGAAAAAGCACGAAATGGTATATATTTTTTATAGGAAATTACCAAAAGTATATACTGAAAATATTGCACTCCATCATACTCATAAGTTTTTGAAAGAAACTGCAAATAAACGAAATGGTAAAGATGGCGTTGATAACAAAGGTATGATTAAAAATAGAAGTAAAACTGAAATTGTAAATAAGTATGACCCCCCCTTACCAACCAGCGTCATAAAAGAAGAAAATGTTGTTGTAGAAACACGAGATACAACAAATTATAAAAATGAAAGTGATTTATATGGTAATATTGAAAGACCAGATTTTAAAAGAAAAAATGGAGAAAGTATGTATACCCCCCCCTTACCAAACAGCATATTAGAAATAAAAAGCGAAAAAGGAAAACACTCCACACAAAAACCAGTTCCACTTATGGAATGGTTGATTAAATATTATACACGAGAGGGTGAGGTTGTTTTAGATCCTACGATGGGAAGCGGTGGGACTGGTATCGCATGTAAAAATCTAAATCGTCAATTTATAGGTATTGAAAAAGATAAAGAAATATATAAAGTTGCGGTTGAGAGAAATGCTTAATTAATATAATAATATATATGGTGAAATGGAAGCATACAACTGATAATGATTGGAATACCCCTTCGTATGTATGGGACAAAATAATACCTTATATCCCCAAAGAAAAGACAATATGGTTGCCTTTTTATAATGATGGATATTCGGGAAAGTATTTAACAGAAAAGGGATTTAATATAATACATAATGATAATGACTTTTGGGAGAGCAACGAGGGTGAGGTTGTGGTAGATAATCCGCCCTACAAAATCAAAGGTATTGTAAAAATAAAATTAAAAATAATGGAAAGGCTGATTTCTCTCAATAAACCATTTTGTCTTTTATTACCATCTACCTCCCTTCAAACAAAATATTTTAAAGAGTTAAGTGATAGGGTGGGTGGGTTTCAGTTAATCATTCCAAGAGAAAAATACGATTATGAGAAGGTAGAAGGTGTAAGAACGAAATGTCTTTTTTACACCTTATGGATTTGTTGGAATATGAACTTGGAAAAAGATTATATACTTATTTGAGTTTTGCAAGCATGTCAATCGGTATGTAATAATACTGGCTCAACTCGGGTCTTCCACGATCGGTTCTTCCACCGGTTCGCAACTCAAATTGGTTTATAATATTTTTGTCTATTTCTATATTATAAACTCCATCAATAAAATTAAAAAGACAAATTGACCTCTTACCACTTTTCAGCATGTAGTCAATCTTGGATTTAGAAATCATCGTTGTGGGGTACTGTGAATATTTATTTCTGCGTGATTTTAATTCTATTATTACATCATCGCTCTCGTAGTCAATCAAACTCATTCTATTCGTAGCATTGATATTATCCCCATATTTGTCTTTTATTTTGCTAAATAACTCATTCTCTTTTTTGAATCCAAAATTATAATCTAAATCTTTTTTATTCATCTTATATTAATATAAGATAATAAATGGACGAAATTGATTACGAGGTATTTTTTTTAGATATGTAGTAAACATATTTGAACACCAAAATCAAACCCCCTTTGAAACATTATATAGAACCAATGTATAAAAATGTTTGGAAGAACCAGAAGAGGAGTAACCCGTATTCTAGACAGGAGGACACTCATAGGACCAGAACCCCAAACCGAAGCCCAAGCCGAAGCCCAAGCCGAAGCCGAAGCCCACGAAGCCGAAGACCAAGCCCACGCTGCAGCCGTTGCCGCCGCCGAAGCCCAAGCCCAAGCCCAAGCCGAAGCCGAAGACGAAAACCGACGCCAGGTATTAGCCCAAGCGCTAGGATCAGAAGATGTTACAGCAGATGACTTAGAAGATTTTCATTATGATACTGCCTCACAGGATAGTAATGACTCTGAACAGCCGCCAGAACCAGACCCCGACGACTGGCGAGTTTCCGCTTTCAGTATGCCCACACTTCAGGGTCGTAATGTGGTCTTATTGGAAGCTTACACCGCTCACGATGCTGGCTACACTCGCAGACAGGTAAACCAAGCCGCCGCTAACAGCGCAACACGATACCTCAATCGTTACCACAACCAAATACGACATAGGCGCGTGCGGATAGCCCCTGCCCCCGCCCCCCCCGCCCCCCCTCCACCACTCCATCCCGACGACGCGACCTTCTAAATTTGAACACCAAAATCAAACCCCCTTTGAAACATTATATAGAACCAATATATATATATATATGTTCGGCATAATCGGAAAAGCAATCGGATACCTACCCAGCAGCCGCAGGACACGCATCCATCCTGGCGGGGGTGGCGGTGGTGGCGGGGGTGGCGGGGGCATTAATCGCCCCCTTGAAATGGTTGATTTTAATTATAGGGCTGAGGACAATGAGAACCCACTAAATCCTCAGCCGATGATTCCTGACTGGCGAGTAACCGTAAATCAAATGAGCACACGCTTCGGTCGTAGTTCTGTCATAGAGGCAGCCGCAGCCGCGGTAGGGGCGGGCGGCACTCGCCGAGAGGTGGCTCTCGCCGCCGTCGAAGCCGCAGCCTCATTTGCAGCCATTCACGGCAGAAGTACCATAGTCCCCGCGCCCCCCGATGAAGTACCATAGTCCCCTAAACAAAAATCTCTTTGAAATATTTATATTGCCCAAATATATATGAAGGACACCACATATTATCTATTTCGTAGCAACCGATCAAACAAAAAATTCGTGATGATAATGCCATCACACAACCATATTCATCACTTTGGCAGTTTATCACACCGGGACTACACCCTTATGAATAATAAATCCTCAAAGTTTTATGAAGCAGATCGCAACCAACGAGAGAAAACGAGAGTTAATTATTTAAATCGGCATAAAAAAGATCCGAAAGGCGTTCATAGTCCTTCTTCGATGTCTGATATTATTCTTTGGGGTTCTCCCACCATACGAGGTGGTATCAGAGATTATGAGAAGAAATTTGGAGTAAGAGTTATTTTTAAGGATACAAAATTAACAGACGCTCTAAAAAAAAAATTGATTTGAAATCTCGCCAACTCTCTAACAGCATCAAAGATGGAAAACACAAAAGTAGATATGATTTACCGACCTGTTGGTTGTCTCTTTTTAGATAAATTTGACCCTCACGTATTTTGGTGTTCTCGTAAAGGTGCTGAACGAGATTTTCCCGGTGATAAAATAAAACAATATAGTCTTAATGAATTTAAAAAATATCTTGAAGAGAAAAAACTTGAAGTAAAAAATGTAGAATTCTATGATTAACAGACGCTCTAAAAATCCAATAATTCATAAAAATATAATCTCCATATTTTTTACTGATGACCGAACCAATCCTTTTAGAAGAAAACAACCGCCACACATTTTTCCCCATTCAGCATCAAGACTTGTATGCTCTGTATAAAAAACAATTAGGTTGTTTCTGGACGACAGATGAGATTGATATGAGTAAAGATAGGGAAATTTTTGATGATTTAAGCGAAAACGAGCAGCATTTCATTAAACATATTTTAGCATTTTTTGCTGCGTCTGATGGTATTGTGTTAGAGAATATTGTAGGACGTTTTATGGAAGAGGTAAAATTAAGCGAGGCAAGAGCATGTTATTCTATTCAAACTTTCATAGAGCAGATACACAGCGAAACGTATTCACTTTTGATAGATACAATTGTAAGAAATCCAATAGAAAAAGACAAGTTGTTTAATGCTGTGGAAAATTATCCAGCAATCAAAGAAAAGGCAGATTGGGCGAGTAAATGGATTGGTGACCGCAAAAGGTCTTACGGAAGTCGTCTTGTTGCGTTCGCTTGTGTGGAGGGAATTCAGTTCTCGGGAGCATTCTGTTCTATATATTGGTTGAAAAAGCGTGGTATTATGATGAATGGTCTTACTTTCAGCAACGAATTAATATCTCGTGACGAAGCATTACACGTGGAAACTGCTGTGTGTCTTTTTCATAAATTACAGAAGAAACCAAGTTTATATAAAATTTATGAGATTATCAAAGAGGCGGTTGAGATTGAGAAGCACTTCATTTGTGAAGCGTTGCCGTGTAGATTGCTTGGAATGAATGAGAAAATGATGAGCGAATATATTGAGTTTGTTGCAGACAGATTGTGTATTCAGTTACAAATAAAAAAGATATACAATACAAACAATCCTTTTGATTTTATGGAGTCAATTTCAATTGAAGGCAAAACGAACTTTTTTGAAAAGCGTGTGAGTGACTATGCTCTCGCAACAAAGACGAAAACTGATAATGATTTCAAGATGAGTTTAGATTTTTAGCAAATATAGGATTACGTCATACAAATTATCTCATTTAAATATATAATGAAAATCAGACAGAAACCCGTACCGTTGCCTCACCTCAGACATATCCACCCCACATATGAGGGAGGACATCACCCCCTTTTTGGAGCGGCGCCGAGAATTAACAGACCGCGACCGATACCCACTCGCAGACCGATACCCACTCGCAGACCGAGCAGACCGTTCCCGATAAAAGACAGCAAGTTTTTCCGAGTAAAACCATCTAAATTTAAAAAAGGAAAGAAGAAATAAATAAATATCTACATATTGTATATAATGAGTGAAACACTTGACGGAGCAAACGCTTCGAACAAATCCGCCGATTTTTATGACGTTTCCGATCCCGCTTATTATACACAAAGTGGAGAAGGACATCAATTATACCTAGACAGCGTGTTACCGCATGCCTATGATCCAACTCTTGAACCGTGGAACACCCAAGCACTAAATCCCAAGCGTTACCAAGAACAGACGCCCGAAGGTTTCCACCCAGTAATGAAAAATCCGTATCAATACACATACGACAACACTAATGTTTATTTCCAACCACAGAATGCTGATTTAATTCACTTCGAATAAAACAGAGGTTTAGTATTTTAAAATATACTATATAATTATATAACGATGCCCTCACATCAACTTAATGACACCGAACGAAGTAGTCAATCAATCTTCCTCCATTCTAATGACGCTGTCGTATCAATTAGCGATGCTGAAAAAATATTTTATTTAAATGAAGCAATTATAGCACCGAGTGGATATAGATTGATTATTGGATTAACAAATATGACGATGCCGAACAGCATGTTTAATGTCACCTCAGTTAATAATACAATAGTTATAAGTGGTACTACTCACACAATCGCCGTAGGTAATTATTCTGCCGAGAGTTTGGCAGAGGCGATAACCGCCGAAATAACGAATATAGGAACTTGCACCTTTGACGATACTAATATCAACAATAATAAATATATATTCACATTTACTTCGGGTGAGAAAACGATAGACGCATCAACAACTCTTACTCGTCAATTAGGACTAACGGGACAATTACCGACCGCATCTGCGACTTCGTATAGCGCGCTAGGAATTTGTGATTTGGGAGGCACAACAAATATTTATATAAGAATACGTAACCTGACGATGAATAATATTGACAGCAGAGGACAGACAAATAATATAATAGCGAGTATTGTTAACAACACGAATTACGGAGGATATATCTTTTTCGTCCCACCCGAGGTATTGTACTACCAAATCACCGAACAGAACATATCCCATTTAGACATAGAACTTACGGATCAGGAAGGAAATTTATTAGAATTGAATGGAGCGAACTTTAATCTCACCTTAACGGTTCATTACGTATTGCAACGAGAGAGTATATTTAGGAATAGTTTATTAAAAGAAATTAGAGAAAACTACAATCCAAAAATGAAAGAAGAAGAAAATAAAAATAGTTTGTAATACTATATATAAGATATGGCTATTTTTGGTATGAAAACAAAAAAACTTGCGAGATTCGGGGCAAAATTTGCGAAGGCGGGACAATTCGGTTTAAAAAATGGCGGAAGATTGGCGTTTGCAGCGGGGACGATGACTGGCTCTCCCCAACTGATAGCGGCGGGGGCGACGGCAAATGCTATTTCACAGGGGATAGAAAAACTGCCGATTTATTAAAATAATAAATGTGAGATTTTTAAATATCTCGCAAATATATAATGAATAGTTCATCATCGTATATCTGTGATTATGTAACGGTTTTTTTTGAAGACGGTGTGACAGGGAATTTAGGAGAATGGTCTGTACCAACATCTGCTTACTATTACCAAACCCGAGGACCGTTGGGGTTAGTTAGTATTGCCGACGCGACATTTGACGCCGAAGGCACAGAGCAATTTCTTATAGGATTTGAAAATGGTTTTAATGGTTCAATCGCACAAGTAGATGCTCCAAATACTTTGATGCCGAATAACATATCAATAATGGGTAGTATGGTTCAATCCTCAAACCTCCGCAACGCCAGCGTCGCTCCTACTTATGTGTATAGTAGAACAGAACCAATTAAAATTCTAACTCCAGCAAGGCCGAACAAAATCCGTCTTTCTTTTTGGAGAGAGGATAAGCAACCACGCAATGTGATTCGCGGTTCTGTGACTTTAAAGTTTGAATATTTATCCCCCGAAGCACAAAAACAAGTAAATGATGCGGTGAGTTATGTGCCCGCCTTCCCTGAACCCCACCCTTTTTAATGGATTGGCGCAAAGCAAAACGAATATTAAAATATAAAATGAGAAATATTTTTATATATTAGTATAGTATATAATGAGTGCTTCAACCCAACGTTTGAATTATTCACAAGTCCCACCTCGTGCTTCTTCTTCAAGAGCCATTCGTAATGAAATCGTCCCGACCAATTCGGGCGGTTCTTACACGATGAACTCGGAGATTATCTTTGACCTTCCTGCAAACCAAAACAACACCTTCATTGATTTTCAATCATCGTATATTAAGGCGACTGTTAATAATGGTGATGGTGCTGCTTTTAATTTTCACGGCGGCGGATTTCCTTCGTGTATTAAGCAAATTGTGCTTGAATTAGGAGGTCAGACTTTGTTCTCGTGCGATAATTGGAATACGTTATACGAGATGATGCTTTCGCTTGATACTTCGGCGAGTTTCCGTGATAATGCAGGCGAGAGGTTATTCGGTGCTGGGGGTGACTTTTCTGGTGCTTCAATTACTAATGCTACCAGTCGTGATGTCTGTTTCCCGCTTGTGCTAACTCCCCTAATGAGCAACCGGTACTGGCCAACTTTTGGACGGGATCGCCTTCGAATTCGCCTAATCCTTGACACATCAGCACGCTCGTTGATTGGTGCTGCAACTGATGCCGAAGTTACTATCACAAATGTGGCTTTTGTGACCTACTCCCTTGAATTGGGAAGCGACGTTATGGCGATGGTCGCCCAAAATTCTGGCGGTCAAATGCGAATTGCGATGCCTTCCTACCAACACCACCAAGCGTCCCTCTCATCTACCGCTACTTCGTTGGTAGCAACTCTGGGTTTCAGCATGTCTTCGCTTAATCGTGTTCTTATCGCTCAAACTAGACAGACGGCGGTTGCTGCTAATAACCATATTGGTAATCGCTCTCGTCTTCGTCTTAACCGCTACTTTATCACTATTGGCGGTGTTAAATATCCGATGCGTGATGTTCAAGATTCGGGTGTTGCTGCTACCACGACTGGTGCTGGCGCAGAACCCTTTGCGGAGGCACTTATTTCACAGAGGGCGTTATGTTCTTGGGCGCACGATAGTTCTATTCAGGTTGATGGTGGTTTCGCTGTTCTGGAAGGTGCTGGTGATACTTCTGCTGCGACTGGTTCGTTCCTAATTGATCTTGACCTTGAATCGCAGAGGGTTACAGGAGGAGAAGGCAGCCTAGGGTTAGTAGCAGGCGTAAATTGTATAGGTTCGCAGGTACAACTTACTATGGAATATGCCGATTCCGCCACTAATAACCACGTGATTGATGTTTTTGGCGAGCACACAATACTAGCAAGTCTTGACTTAAATACTCTTACTTGGTCTATTGCGGTTTAGGTCTTCAATCTACAAATAATTTTTCAATAATATGTATATATAATATATTATGGAAACAAAAACCCCGTCAAGAGAGCATGCCGCATTGCTCACACAAGGCGCATATCAACTTGGAGAGAAAGGTGTGAGTAAAATAGACAGAGTAAATAACGCGAATACACTGGTAGAGCCAACTGGATATGTAGTCAATTCGCAACATTCAAATGGCGAGATTACAACATATCAGCATAAGAACGACGCTCATAACGTTTTTATAGCACATAGAGGGACGAAAGTTGACACCGACCGCCGTAACAAAAACCACAACGATGTCACAGCAGATTTGATGACTGCGATTGGTTTAGGAGGAGAAGACGCAAAAATGAAACGGAGAAAGAATAAAACCGCTGGAATTGTAAAAACACTCCAACCTACTTCCGCACTACATTTAGGTGGCCATTCACTTGGTGGGGGAACGATTAACCACACCATCGCCAATAGCAAAAATGTGAGAAAATTTTTAACTTCGGCAAAAACATATAACGCCGCCGCCCACCCAGTATTTAGCAACGGAAGTGCTGTATCTGCAAAAGTAGGAAAAGATTTAGAAAATAAAGTTGAACACCACCGCATTAAAAATGACCCTGTCAGCGCAGGCTTTCTCACGGGAAATGTCCCATTTGGTAAATTGAAAACTCACTCCGTAAAGCACGACCCCAATAAAGGCAAATCGCTTTTACAGAATATAGTAGAAACGACGACGGGTTTAGGACGAGCTAAGCGTTTCACTGAGAAAGGTATCCACGCACATTTAATCTCACACTTCTATGATGGGTCTATTAAAAAGAGAAGGAAAAAAAAATAAATAGTAAATATATATGTCGCTCACAC